ACAGCGAAATTATCCCAGAAGACCCGTTTTGCAACGGGCCACGAGAGAGTTACTAAACCTCTGAGAGGAATAGGTCACTCACCTCGTTACTGTTAGCAAAATGCCACCGTCTCAACCTATATTGACTTGTCTCGCTTTCTACGAGACTTGTCACAACAGGATCTGTGTCGTACGACACAGCTTCTATGAGACGCGCCGAAGTAGCGCGATGCCAAAGCAAATACGCGCCATAGTTCGGGGACCTCGATCTCTTAACGGAAACTAAACGTTTACGTGGAATATCGGGGGTAACCAAACCATAGCGTGTAAAGAGATTGGCACCGTGCACTACATCTGGGATCATACTGCGTAACAAGAGCCAGAGAGGCTCCAGCGCTGGATCTAATATCCCTATACCGAGATTATCGTTGGACCAAAACCTCACGGAATTGGCCAAGTGAATAAGGTCGGTAAGATCCCTAGGGTATGATCGGATGTAGAATGGTGTAATGTCGGAGCCATTATAATAATGGCCCCCACATGACTCACGGAAAGGCCCGGACGCAAAAGATTTCTTTGTATTGACAGAGAAACCAAGAGCACCGAGGACGAACTGTAAGTCATTAAAAGCGCCGGTGGGGCAGATAATATCATCCCCATAGACGCTAATTACACCACGTTCTCCAGTAAAGTAACAGACTGCCTTCGTAAGAGCCCAAAAGATCAAACTTTCAAGCTCGAAGGTGAACCCGTTGCCCATGGTGGAGAACATCTCCAACTCATGTACCTTATCGTTGATGATAATACTATGAACACGAATCTGGTTTAGGTAACTAAACCACAAATCGGGCAATAGTACTTCAACAAGAGAAGTAGTGACAGAATCACTAGCGGAAGAAAGGTCAACAGTAGCCAAATCGCCAGTCTCAGACCCCATACGCGCAAGCGCACGGTTATGAGATTGGTCGTTAAGGTTAATGCGAGCTTTTCTTCTGAGGCAGCTGCGGATAACATCTCCGGCTCCTTTCTGCAGGTACATGTTCAGATCGGGCTCCTTAGCGGCGCAACGATCTATCGTTGAAGACTTCGGCACAGTAAAGAGGACACTGGACTCATGAAGTTCAATCTCTGGGAGTCCAAGTTGGACCCAAAGGAGATCGTCCGAAAGGACGTCATCCACCAGGGAACGAACCGCAGTTGTGCAGTGAGCCTTTCCCGTGTACTTCCAAGCCGGATGGCTGGAAGTTCGTCTGCGACTCGTACTCGCTCCACCACTGAAAGATCCATCAAAGATGGACTCTGGTGGTACTGGGCCAAGAACAGACTCGATTAACTCCTTCGTGAATGCCAAGAAGCGATTCCAATGTACCCGGGGTAAAATTTGATAGTCCCCAGGTATGGTTAAAATGGAATCATTAAACTCAGCATTTACAGCCTCTCTCTCAAGGAACTTCGCAATCGCGGAGTCCTTCCTGAGAGAGGCAGGAGTCAATGGCTCATCGCAGAACTTCGAAAAGACCTGCGATTGTAGATAAGCATACCGAGGGTTAGACGAGTCTAAACCAAAGATAGCTTCTCTACATGAGTCAACAATCGAACGGGGGTCTTCAATGCGAGATTTAATCTTGGCATTGAGGATTTGTATCGCCATTAGGATTATCCTTAA